TGTTCTTCCAAACGCAGTTCACACTGCTGCTGACGGAGTACAGGGAGTTGACTATTCAAGACTTACTTCGGTTCTAGTTGAAGCTGTTAAAGCACAACAAGTTCAGATTGAAGAATTGAAAACACTCCTCAAGAAGTAATACTTTTTGATAACCGAGGGCAGGGATCTACGGGTCTCTGCCCTCACTTTTTTTATTATGAAAATCAAAGACCGAACTGATATTATACACTATCTTAAGCAGAACGATCCTAGCTATCGCGTGAAGGATAATATTGTGTTCGCCCCAAAGGCTTTTATTATTAACACCATTGTCCAATGGTGCTATCATCAACTAAATACAAAGAAAATGCAACTGAATGAACTGGATTTCTATCTAATGTCTATAGAGGGTTTCTTGCAAGATAACAACAAACTTTATTGGGACGAAGATGGTAACTTGGTGATTTCATGAACTAAGTTGTTATTTTTTTGTATTTTTGTATTTTTTACAACTATTTATTAAGACGCAAAACGTCTATTTGCGACCAAATATTAGGAGATTATATAATGTCATCAATGTTAGACCAGGCAATTGTCGATGCAAAAACACTCAAAGAGGCTGCCATTAAAAGCGCAGAATCAACCATTATCGAGAAATATTCCCAAGAGATTAGGGAAGCGGTTGATACCATGTTAAACCAAGAGGAAGTAATTTCGGAAGACGAAGCAGGNCCAGTTGGNAATATTCCCATGGCCGCTTCAGATGTTTCAGCTCCAGCCGGCTCCGCAGGAGAAGGATTTGTTGAGCTTGACTTTGCAGAGCTTGAGGAAATGGCCGATCAGTTGTCAAAAGAAGACCCTCAAGATATGGTCGACCGTATTGATTTCGCAGAAGACGAAATTGATGCCGAAGAAGAAGGTTTGCAAGAGAGCGAAGAAATCGACCTTGCTAGCTTATTTGAAGACGAAGAAATTAACTTAGACGAAGAAACAATCGAAGCTATAGCAGAGAAGCTTACCTTGGATTTCGAACCAGTTAAATCTGGAAACCTAGGAATGCCAGACAGCCAGAAGCAAGAAGCTTATGAAGAGGCTGCTGCCCTTAGTGCTCACGCTGACAAGGAAGAAGAGGGCGAAGACGAGATCCCTGCTGAAATTAGCAAATTAAGAGAATCTGTCGAGACTCTTGAGGCAGAAAAGAAAAGCCTCCAAGAAAATATCCAGGCCCTTCAGACTAAAACCAAACGATTTGAGGATACTGTCCTCAAACTAAAAGACGCTTTGAACGAAACCTCTGTTCAAAACGCAAAGCTACTTTACACAAACGAAGCATTGACTAGCGACTCGTTGAATGGGCGACAAAAAACAAAACTTGTCGAAGCTATTTCAAATGCCAAATCTGTTGAAGAGGCTAAGGTAATCTTTGAAACCCTTCAAAGCACAGTGAGCGGAACTAAGAAAGAGTCCCCAAAAACACTTAGCGAGGCGGTTAGTAGGAAATCTACTTTGTTACCACAAACTAAAGAGGCTAAACAACCAACTGATCCGCGCATCAATAGAATGCAAAGATTGGCAGGTTTAAACTAACTTTAAAGGAGATATAAAACTATGTCAGTTTTAGATAAATTAACAGAAGGTATTGTTAATCGTGACCTCCAGAAAGAAGGTGCAGCCCTACTTAACAAGTGGGAAAAGACCGGACTTCTTGAGGGACTTGACAATGACCAGAAAAAAGACCAAATGGCCCGTTTGCTTGAAAACCAAGCAAAAGAGTTGTTGCGTGAGGCATCCTCCATGGCAGGTGGAGATGTAGAAGGTTTTGCATCAGTTGCATTCCCAATCGTTCGCCGTGTATTCGGCAATTTGATCGCTAACGATCTTGTAAGCGTTCAGCCAATGAGCCTCCCATCGGGACTCATTTTCTTCCTTGACTTTACAGTCGCCGCTCAATCCGAAAGACTCGGATATGTTGGTGGAGATTCTCTCTACGGTGGAGGAGTTGTAGGACAGCAGTTGACAGGTGGTATTGACTTAGCAGACACCTTAACGGATTCGAACCGACTTCTCAGCTCAGAAAAGGGCCCATACAACCTCAATAACGGACTTGCTAGCCCAACTGCTTCAGCAACAGTTTTATTGGCCGCTGCCTCGATGGCTGCGGCAAACGCAGCTATTGTTATTGTTGCTTCTGGTACAGTGGGTGCTGCTGCTGCCGGTGGTAATCACCCGCTCAGTCAGGCAGATCAAGATACATTGAACAAGCTTGCTCGTTACGATGCGGACATTGAAGATGTAGACGTTGTTGTTGCAGAGATTACTGGATCAACTGAGTTGGCTCAGTTGGATGTTCGCAATCTTGTTGCGATTAACACAACTTCTGCCAAGACAGGCGGAACCCTCGTTAGAAGATTGACTGAAGTTGCTTCTGGTTCTACTGGAAACGATCCAAGTGCTGCCAACTTTAAGTTGAAACTTGTCTTCAGAACAACTGGATCTTCGCCACTTGGTACCGGAGACCTTGGTGTAAAAGGTGCAGAAAATGGATCCTCTTTGGTTAACAGCATTTCTGGTTCTGCAATTAATCTCGGATTCCCAATCGACGATAACTTCACCAATTCCACATTTGGAAACCCGGGAGCAATTGTTGGTACAGACACTTGGGAACTTGAGAATCAAACAGAAATCCCAGAAATCGACATCAAAGTTGATTCCGTTGCGGTTACTGCTCAAACCAAGAAGCTCAAGGCAAAGTGGACACCAGAATTGGGTCAAGACCTCAATGCTTACCACAACCTTGATGCAGAAGTTGAGCTTACAAGCATCCTTTCTGAGCAAATTGCTCTTGAGATCGATAGAGAAATTCTTGAAGATCTTATCAAAGGCGCTACTGCTGGAACTCAATACTGGTCACGTCGTCCGGGCCGTTTCTTAACTAGAAACACTGGAGCGACTGTCGAGGATGATGATGCAGACGGCAGCTTGTATGGTGGTGACTTCACTGGTACTGTTTCCGAATGGTACGAGACATTGGCAGAAACCATCAATGACGTTTCGGCTCAAATCCACAGAAAGACACTTCGCGGCGGAGCAAACTTTATTGTTTGTTCACCAGAAGTTGCTAACATTCTCGAATTCACTGCCGGCTTTAGAGCTAGCATCGGAAACGATTATGCTGGTGGAAACGTTGGAGCAGTTAACGTTGGTTCGTTGAGCAAGAAGTTCGATGTGTATGTTGATCCTTACTTCCCAAGAAACGTTGTTCTTGTTGGACGTAAAGGTGGTTCGTTCCTTGAGAGCGGATATGTATACGCACCGTATGTCCCACTTCAGGTAACTCCAACCATCTTCGGTGTTGAGGACTTTGTACCTCGTAAGGGTGTCATGACCCGCTACGCCAAGAAGATGGTAAGACCTGATATGTATGGTCTTGTTGTCGTTCGCGACCTTCTCGGGTAACCCCAAGTAGGTTTTAGACAAACAAAGAGCCTCGTCATTAATTTGGCGGGGCTTTTTTGTTTCTATTCTGCTTTAACTTACATGCACAACTAATTACTATGATACGATTGTGCCAAGGAGATAGAATGAATGGCTTACCCAACTTTAACACCAACGAGTACAACTAGCGTTTCCAGATTACCCGTAACTGGTAACGTAGATAATGTTGATAGCTCAGACAACCCTCTTCCATATGGGGTTTATACCGACCGCGCATCTTCACATCATGCAATTCAGGGATTTGTGTCGGGAGCGGTTGATCAAGTTGCATACGTTTACAGGAAACTAGGCGGCGAGGTTCTAGATGTTGAAATCACCGAGTACCAAGTGTACGCAGCTTATGAAGAAGCATGCCTAGAATATTCCTACTTAGTTAATATCCATCAGGCCAAGAATGTTCTTGGAAGTGTTTTGGGTGCTAGCACAGGCTCTTTTGATAACGATGGGCAGATGTCGGGCTCGCATTCTTTAAGCGGGTCAAGTGTTGCCCTAAAGTATCCAAAGTTTGATTTTCAATACGCACAAAGAGTAGGCGATGCCGTTTCAACCCAAGCTGGGTTAGGTGGCACAACCCCAATCTATTCCGCATCCTTTGATACTGTTAATAACCAGCAAGATTACGACTTGCAGGATATAGTAAGCACAACGTCGGAAGACTCTACTAGCCCGTTTTATCAAAAATTAGGATCGAATGGCGATAAGAGAATTACTGTTAGAAAGGTATATTACAAAACGCCCAATGCAATGTGGAGATTTTATGGATACTACGGCGGCCTAAATACAGTTGGCAATATGTCTTATTATGGACAATACTCTGATGACTCAACATTTGAAATAATACCCGCTTGGCAGAATAAAGCACAGGCCATGGCATTTGAAGATGCAATATACACCCGTGCTTCGCATTTTTCATATGAACTTAAAGATAATAGGCTTAGGATATTTCCAAAAGCCTACAGATCCGGACCAAAAAAAATGTGGATAGAGTTCTCAGTAGAGACAGATCCATGGACAGAGGAAGCGGGAAGAGAAGATGGCGCTACTGGTGTCAACAATATGAATACGCTTCCATTCGAGAACATACCATATGATAATATCAATTCAATTGGTAAGCAATGGATTAGAAGATTTGCCCTTGCACTCTCAAAAGAAATGCTCGGATTAATCAGAAGCAAATTTGCCACAATCCCTATCCCTAATGAGAGCGTAACTCTTAATGGTCCATCACTTGTAAGCGAAGCCAAGGAAGAACAAACCTCCCTTAGAGATGAATTGAAGACAGTTCTAGATGAACTTACATACGAAAAGCTCGCAGAGAAGGACAGTAACATTAGCGACTCGTCACAGAATGTACTGAAGAATGTACCACCTTCAGTATTTGTAGGATAACGTAGATGGCAGACAACAAATGGTCACAACCAACATCTCCGCCACCTCCCTTATTTACTGGGGAGAAAGAGCGCAATTTAGTCAAGCAGATCAACGATGAGGTCATCGAGAGGGTCATTGGCCAAACTGTCCTTTATTATCCTGTAAGTCTTGATAAAACAAACTTTCATCCCCTTTACGGCGAGGCCATAGACAAGACATTCCTACCTCCGGTCAGAGTTTATGCTTTGATTGGCTGGGAAGGCCAAGAGACAACGAACACTTCCTTGGGGGTTGATAAGAGATCCAATATCAATATCTACTTTCACAAGCGCAGATTAACAGAGGATCAAAATCTTTATGTGAGAGAAGGTGACTTTGTTTTGTATGGCAAGTTTCATTATGAGATCGTGACGTTGAACGAGCCAAAGGAACTATTCGGCCAGGTTGATTATAAATACGAGATATTTGCTACATGCAGAAGGGCAAGAAAGGGAACTTTTAATGCTCTTTAGGAGAGAAACCAATGTCTGCTTATAGAGGCGGTAAAGGAAATAAGAATTATACAGGCGTTCCAGAGGAGGACCAGGATAAGCTACAAGATCTTAGCTTTGCCCCCTCAACACTGGAGACGGTGGACTACGCCATTTACGACTTCATCGATGCTGAACTCGGCCTCAAGACCAAAACAAACAAGGGAGTTGAAAAGGTGCCAGTTATCTGGGCCTCTGCTGAAAGAGCTTACCAAGTCAAGAATGATAAAGAATACAGAGATAACGAAGGAATGATAATTCTTCCCGCAATCACAATAGAGAGANCAAGCGTTGTTAAAGATCTGTCAACACGAGGCGCATACTATGGTGACATGTTCCCGTACCAGTCACAGCCAGAAAAGGGTGGGTCTATTGTAATTGCGAGAAGAATTAAACAGGACAAGACTTCTAATTTTGCAAATGCAGATGCAGATAGAAGATATAATAATAGGACTGCACCAAAGTTTGTTAGGAAAGCAACCAAGAAGGTAGTATACGAAACAGTTTCCATCCCTCCAATTGTCTATGCAGACATAACCTACAACATTTTACTGAGAACAGAGTACCAACAACAGATGAATGATCTGCTTCAGCCTTTCATTACAAGACCAGGCACAATCAATTCTTTTCTTATTAATAGAGACGGCCATCGATATGAGGCATTTGTTCAAGGAGATTTTTCTCTTAACAACAATGTTAGTTCTATGGAAAACGAAGAAAGAAAATTCGAAACAACCGTTCAAATCAAGGTCTTGGGTTACTTGGTCGGAGAGGGCCTAAACCAGAAAACGCCCAAGTTTTCTGTCAGAGAGAATGCTGTTCAAGTTAGAATCCCGCGAGAACATGTTGTGTGGGATGATCCTCTACCAAGTTCTGGGCCGAGTGGCACAGGCAAAGAAAATGTTGGAGTGGGCGGCAAGTATAGAGAATAATTTTGGACTTTCATAGAAACAAACACTATTTACTAAAGAAATAATATCGTCATTCTAATATAAGAAGACTTAAAGGAGATATTGATAATGTCAGCAAAAGATTTTAAGTTTGTTTCCCCCGGCGTTTTCATCGAGGAAATTGATAACTCTCAAGTACCAAAACTACCAATCGCAATCGGACCTTTGGTTATCGGCCGTGCCAGAAGAGGCCCAGCTTACCAGCCGGTTAGAGTCGACTCTTTTTCAGAGTTCGTAACTATTTTTGGAAACCCTGTCGCCGGCGAAGAATCCAGCGACCTTTGGAGAAGCGGCGTTCCATCCGCGCCAACCTTTGCCGCATATGCTGCTCAAGCATGGCTTAAAAATTCATCTCCCCTTACATTTATCAGACTCCTAGGCGATCAATCTCCCGATTACGATTCATCAGACACTAGCGGTGTTAGTGCTGCTGGGTGGAAGATTTCGGATCTTGACACGGATGTAGGCGGCGGGGCTTACGGCCTCTTTGTCTTTCCATCAGCTTCCACTGATCAAGTTGGATCCTACGGCGCTGGTACCCCTGAAACACCAACCGGCTGTTTGGCTGCGATTATTTACACAACAGGATCGGCCCCAGCGCTTTCCGGATCTGTCCGAGGAAATAACACCACCCTCCAGCCAATGATTTCTACATTCACATCTTCTTGCGTTTTAATTGAGTCAGTAAACAAGGAGTTCACATTCCAGATTTATGATGATATCGCTACGAATGTATACGCTGGCGAAACAAATTCGCCCATTGAGGATGCCGTTATCAGTTTCGACAGATCGAGCACAAAATACATCAGAAAGGTTCTAAACACAAATCCAACTTTGACAAACACAGAGGTAGTTGATTCAACTTCTGCTAACTCTAAAAAGTATTTTGTGGGTCAAACCTTTGAAAGAGCAGTGGAAGACTTGGCATCTTGTACAGAATATTACGGCCTTGTCGTGCGTTTGGATAGAGGTAGCTCTGCAATTACAAATGGGAACGATTATAAGTTTGCTTCACAACACGCTAGATCAGGATGGTTCTTTTCTCAAGATCTGAGAGCAACGAATGCTAAAGGTAGCAATGATTTGGCTGCCAATGTTCCTTCGCCACAATTTGACCCCAGGGCCCTCAATGGTGTCACAAGACTATTTAAGTGCCATGGCCTAACTTCTGGTGAAGAGATTCATAGAAACTTTAAGATCTCCATTGAGGACTTGAATTACTCCAAGAATGACAGTGCTCCATATGGAACATTTACTTTAGCTATCAGAGACATTAAAGACTCCGACAATGCTAGAAAATATGTTGAGAGATATACAAACCTTACCTTAGACCCAAGCTCGCCAAACTATATTGCAAAGATCATTGGTGATATGTATCAAGAGTATGATACTGGTACCCGCCGACTAATTCAATATGGAAGCTGGCCAAACCGCTCTAGCATTGTCCGTGTGGAGATGGCCAATGCGGTCGATTCATCGCAAGTTGATCCTGAATCATTGCCATTCGGCGTTGAGGGACCAGTTAGATATAGAACCCTTCACTTCTCTTCCTCGTCCGGAATTATGACAAGCTTGGGATCAGTCGCGACGGCATCTATTGCCCGCACCAGCACGGCCGGCTCACCAGAAACGCCAGTTACCGCCGGCGGCCCGGGCCTAGTCTTTAATGCAGCCTCCAGAAGTAAAGTTGCCGGGAATATGCTAGGATCTGGCGTGGGTATAATTGTAGGCTCAACACACCAGGTCCCTGTTCCAATTACGGCTTCCGCCCCTTTCCCATCCATCCCGCTCCGAGCAAGCGCTTCAAATGGAAATCTTTCAGATCCAACCGAAGCCTACTTCGGCGCTCAGTTCACAAGAGGCTCTGGAAGCTCAGTATTCGACGAAAGTATGTATGATATCCTTTACCCAGTGGCCAGAGCAGAAGCATTTGATAACGTTTCCGACGACGAGGGATCTCTGGATGTTTCGTGGTACTTCACAATGGACGACCTTATGATGCAAAATACAAGCAACCAGAGCACCGTCCCAGTTGTTTACTACGCTTCTGGATCTAGATCTAGGGGTGATTCGATTACAGCTAGAACTGGTTCTTACAAGGCTGTTATTGATAAGGGATATGACAGATTCAGCGCCCCTCTTTACGGAGGTTTTGATGGGTTTGACATTACAGAGAAAGAGCCCTTTAATCACAGATCATCCGCCAACGTCGGATCTCTGTACGTAGGCGCAACTGAGACAGCCAGCGCAATGTTCTACTCAGTTAAGAAGGCCATTGATCTGTTTTCCGATCCCGAGTACATTGAGGCAAACTTGATATTGGCTCCGGGTATTAGAAACGAAGGCTTAACCACACACATGATTAATACATGTGAGGAGCGTGGTGATGCCATGGCAATTATCGATCCGCGTGGAGGATACTATCCAGCAGGCGAAGACAGCAAGAACGAGAAAGACAGAATCACTTCCGGTACCGGACGTGGAGGCGTCTCTCAGCATGTCATCGAAGTTGGCGACAACATGGGGCTACGCTCCATGAACTCTAGCTACGGTGCTTCCTACTATCCATGGGTTAGAATTGTTGACTCAATCACTGGTCAGTCCTTGTGGGCCCCACCATCGATTGCAGCATTCGGGGCCATGGCATACTCAGAAAAAGAAGCAGCCCTATGGTTCGCTCCTGCCGGCTTTAACAGAGGTGGCTTAACTGACGGCGCAGCAGGAATTCCTGTGAGTAACGTGAGAAGCAAACTTACCTCCAAAGAAAGAGACTTCTTGTACGAAAGAAACATTAACCCAATTGCTTCTTTCCCAAATGAAGGAATCGTGATCTTCGGCCAAAAGACCCTACAGGTCACACCTTCTGCCTTGGACAGAATCAACGTTCGACGTTTAATGATCTTTGTTAAGAAGGAAATCTCAAGAATGGCATCCAACTTGTTGTTCGACCAGAATGTTGAGCAAACTTGGTCTAGATTTACAGGACAAGTTAACCCCTTCTTGGACAACATCAAGAACAACTTTGGGTTGGATGGCTTTAAAGTAATCCTAGATGAGTCTACAACTACGCCAGACATGATCGACAGGAATACGATCTACGCTAAGATCTTCTTGAAGCCAACCAAGGCTGTTGAGTTCTTTGCTATCGACTTTGTGATTACAAACTCTGGCGCAAGCTTTGAGGACTAAAAATAAATTAAACCACTATTTATAGTATAAGGAACCTATAAGAATGGCACAGAACTACGGACCTAAATTTTGGGCTAACATATCAGCCGAACCAAAAAGAAAGTATAGATTTGTATTGAATCTCGCAGGGATTGATGCCTGGGTAATTACGAAAGTTAATAGACCTAGCTTTAATGTCACCGAGTCAGAGCACACTTTCTATAACCACAAATTTTATTACCCAGGAAAGGTGGAGTGGCAAACTGTTACTTTCAGCCTGGTTGATCCAATCGCCCCTGATGCCACTTATTACTTGATGGGTATTCTCGGTGCGTGTGGTTACAAGCTCCCCCAACAGAACAATTACACCTCCATCTCCAAGCAGAAAGCGGTAGAGATCATGGGTGAAGTTAGAATTAAGGCGAAGAATGCAGAAGGGAAAGACGTCGAAGTCTGGACCCTCAAAAACGCTTGGGTTAAAAATGTTAACATGGGTGAATTTGAATACGCATCTGACGACATGCTATCGATGGATATTGAACTTCGTTATGACTTTGCAAACTATAACAGCATGTCTGCCGGCGGCGCTAAGGCCCCAATCCAGGCCTCCACTGTCAAGACAGATAAGACTGGTGAGTCAATCACTAAGGGATATAACGATTTAAAATCTAACGCAGTATAAAAAACTTAACACACATTTCAAAGTATAGTATAATTATGGCATAACAAAACGAGGTTTTAATGTCAGGCAGAAACAATCAAGATAGATTCGGGGCAGAAGATTCGTCCGGACAGGACATTGCCCCCGTAATCGCAGAACAAACAACGTCCACTCTAAATTTTACAGTCCCCATAGAGGAAGTAGATCTTCCATCTAAGGGGCAGTTTTATTCAGAAGGCCACCCCCTACACAATCAAACAAACGTCGAAATTCGACACATGACCGCCAAGGAGGAGGATATCCTAACCAATAAGTCTTTTATCAAAAACGGTACTGTTTTAGATCGGCTATTGGAAAGTGTCCTCGTTGACAAATCAATCAGTGTCAGCGATCTATTGACAGGAGATAAGTCGGCTATTCTTGTAGCTACAAGAATCTCCGGGTATGGCGAAGAATACCAGGCAAAAATCCCCTGTCCTTCTTGTGGAACCATTGCAGATTTTGACTTTGATCTAAATGAAGCACAAGTTATGAACGATCCGGATGAATGTGCTCTGGTTCAGGATGGCACCATCACTAAAACTGACAAAGGAACTTTCCTGTTTACGCTTCCAAAAACTCGCGTTGTGGTTGAGGTAAGGCCGCTGACAGGGAACGACGAGAGAAAGATCTTAAATACGAATAAGATGCGACAAAAGAACAAACTTCCTGAACTGGCACTTAGTGATCAGATCAAATCTTTTATCGTTTCAGTTAACGGGCAGGATGACGGCCTTTCAATAAATCAGTTTGTTGAGACAATGCCGGCCCTTGATTCGAGATACTTGAGGAATACTTATAAATTAGTTATCCCCTCTGTAGAGCTTGCACAGGAGTGGGAATGCCAAGCGTGTTCCTACAGTCAAGTATTGGAGGTACCGTTTACCTCTGAATTTTTTTGGCCTAAGTGATGAATATATTGAAAGCGTTTATGAAGAACTCTTTCAATTAAAATACCATGGCAGTTGGAGCTTTATCGAAGCCTATAATTTACCTGTTCAGATTAGGAGATGGTTCTTACGCAGACTTCAAAAACAATTTGAAAAAGAAAACGAGCAAGTAGAGAAAGCCCAAAGAAAAAACAAATAACATAAGGCCAGCACTCCCCAGGGTGTTTTGGTCTTTTTTTTTATTATTTATAACTATTTATACAACGGAGGGTCTACACATGAGTGACGAACTAACAACGATAGAAATTAACTTAGAGCCCGAAACAATTGATGAGGGATATTTGTCTGCTCTTGGTGGACAATTGCAGATCCTACTTCAGACAATGTTTGGTGGCGGAACTGTGCCCACTAGGGTTAGAGGCAGTAAAGGATCTGTCTCTTCTTTTGCAAGGGCATTGGGCAATGAAAAAAAATACATAGAGGCTTTAACTAAGTTTGGATTGACTGATTCAAGAACTTTAGGAAGCAGACATAAACTAGAGAAAGCAATCGCAGGCTTTGAAAGGGCCACAGGCATCAAATGGCCTTTCAAATAGAGGATTAACAAGTGGCGACACTAGAAGAACAAGAACAATTAGTCAAGCTGTTACAAAAAGAAGAAGAACACAGAATTAAGATTGAGCGTCTTAAAGGCGAAACTATATCTAAATTAGAGATAGAAGCTAGGCTTATTAGAGTGCAAGCCGAAGAGCAAGAAAAGTTAATTGAAATGCTTGAGTTAGATCAAGCAACTAGAAATAAACTCATACTTCAAGAGGAGAGGATCGTTAATGAGTTAGAACGCAAGGGAAGGATAAGCGCACAAATAGCACAGCAAAAAAGAGATTTTTTAAGAGAGTCTCGCAATCTTCAAGGCCAGCTCCTTGATGACGCAAAAAAAGAATTAGCAAAGAAACAAGAGCTACTCAAAACGCAGCTAGATAACAATGTCGCCATCCGCGCCGGCGCAGAGGCGACTGGCCAGATGGCAGACTCCCTCTCCCGAGCAGTTGGTTTTGGCCCAGGTCTCACAAAAAACATTTTAGATGCTGCAAAGGCCGGAGGATCTTTTAAAGACATCTTCGATAAAGCCGGCACTTCTCTCAAGGAAAACTTTTCCGATACAGGGATCCTTGCTTTCGCCATCACCAATACGGCACAACTTTTAAAATCATTCGACGAAATTACGGCTAGCTTGGCTGCGAGCACAGGACAGGGTAGATCCTTCGCCGGCGTGGTCGAAGAGGCTTTTTCCAACACATCTGATTTTGCGACAACCCTGCAAGATACGGCTGAAGCCGTGGACGGCCTCTATAGTTCTTATGTTGGGTTCGCCAAACTTTCCAAATCAGCCAAGACGTCTCTGACTGAGAATGTAACATTGATGGAAAGGCTTGGAATATCCGCAGAAGAAGCGGGCGAACGACTAACTTTCTTCACCACCGTTATGGGGATGACAAGTGAAGCTGCCAAAGATGCTAACGATAAAATCGTTCGCCTAGCAATAGGCTTGGGTCAGGGCCCNAGGTCCCTCTCGGCCCAGTTTAATCAATTGATGCCACAGTTGTCTCTCTTTGGTTCGAAAGCCCAAAAAGTATTTTCAGATACTGCTATAGCTGCAAGGCAATTCGGCCTAGACATGAAGACGGGAGCCCAAGATTTATTCAATTTAACTCAGGGCCTCCAAGATTTTGAAAGCGCAGCAAGTAAAGTTGCTACCATTAATGTTGTACTTGGTGGCTCTTTTGTGAATGCCTTCGATTTAGTTATGGCAGCAGGCAAAGGCCCTGTTGCTCAAGTTGAACTGCTTCAGGACGCATTCCGGCAAGCTGGTAAGAGCATGGACGACATGGGCTTTTATGAAAGAAAGCTTTTGGCTGACGAAATGGGCATTAGTTTTGGCAATTTGCAAAAAATCATGGAAGGCCAACAGCTCACAGAAAAAGATATGCTCTCAACAGAAGAGCAAATGATGAATGCGATAAAAGACACCGCCAGCGTAATGGACAAAATGAATTCTGCTTTGCAAACACTGACTATTACTTTAACACCGCTTCTAAAGGCTTTGATTCCCGTTGTCGATATGCTTGCCTCGTTTATTAAATGGGGTGGTGATATCGCACTTATCTTATATTCGGTAGGGGCGGCGGTCGATTATGTAGCCTTCTCTATGCTCGGACTATCTTCGGCCACCGCCACGGCCTTCAGCGGACTCGCAGCCGGCTTCATAGGTGGATATTTGGCAGTCAAAAAGCTGAGTGACCATCTCAGCACAGAGGGAATGGGAATGATCGCCACTCTCGCAGGTATCGCCGCAGCTGTCACCGCGATTGCCGGGAACATCCCCTTGGCACTCTTGTTTGGAGGCGTTGCCGCCGCCTTCGGACTAGGTGCATTTGGTGTCATATCATCTGGAGGGGCGGAAAATCAAACAACCACACAATCGGTACCCCTAGGGGAAATCGGCACGGGCAAAGCCACGACCGCGTTCCTCAAAGAAGCAGAAATGCCAACAGTTTTTAGTAGAAGACAGTTTGGTGGATTCATCCCACCCGGCGCAACAGTGCAGGTTGACCCGGGTGAGCAAGTATTTGCAAAGGCTCCCAAAGGGGGAGCGGAAGTAATTAGCCAAAAGGATGTCAGAATAGCTGATAAGATTAGCCAATCCGGAATCGCTGGTGCTGCACTCGTCCCGGTGTTAGCAAAACAAGTTGAAAAATTAACGAAGGCAATAATGCAACAGCAACAACAACAACCAGCTCCACAACCCCTGGAGGTTGTTATGCAAGTAGACGGTAGAAAACTTGCAAAGACAGTTGTTAGTCGCATCAATGACAATTTTGGATTCGGAAGAAATGCGCCATTACCTTCCGAAAAGGCCTAGGGTATTTATAAATGAAATCATATGAAGAGCAGAAAAAAGAACAACTAAAAAGAACAAATGATTTTTATGGCCAACAACTCGATGATGCATCTTGGGCATTTGGTAAATATGGATTGGGAGGATACACCAATTCTGTTGCAGGGCTGGCCAATCAGGGCCTTGTTTTAAAAATCGCGAGGGCTTCCAATCTTACAAGCCCCATAACTTTTGTTGCTTTTATGGAATCTATGAACGACAATTTCAATCAAAATTTCAACAAAGATTCGGTCTTCGGCCGCCAAGATCCAATCCAGTCTTTTAAGAATACTGAAAGACAAATGGCTATGTCTTGGAAGCTTGTTGCCGGGAATGAATCCGAAGCCAGAAGAAACATGGCCAATATAAGCAACTTGACAAGGCTTATGTATCCTTCCTATCAAGGAACAAGCGTTACAGAGGCCCCAGTTATGGCGATAAGATATATGAATTTGGTATGGGACAACAGCGCACCAGATGACTTTTTGCATGGCACAATAAGTTCCCTATCAATTACTCCCGATATGGAATTTGGTGTACTACAGGCTATGGGCCCTGGGGATTTCGCCTTTCTGCCCGGGGAGATTCTTCCAAAGGTATTTACCCTAACACTGAGCTTCTCCCCCATTCATTACGGCGTTCTAGGCAACAATCAATTAGAACCAGGCCACCTGTACAAGGGCGCTCTGGGTGGAGCAGCCAACGACCTTCCGGAAGGGGACGGTACTCCTGTTCGAAGAGCAATCCCGCCCGGTAGCGTTTATGGGGATTATGTACTATCGCAAACAAACTCGATCCTATCTGCCCAAACTGACGAGCAGGCCCGAATTGAGCAACCATGGAAGAGAGTGTCGGACAAGTGGAAAGCGTTATTTAAAAGCGATAAAGAGAAAAAATAATAGGATTATAAAAAATGACTTCAAGATATGACAACAGAGAGATAAATACAAATTCTACTGAAATGTATAAAAATGTGCTTAAAGATCGCGGCGCAAGACAAGTGCAGCAATATGCCACTCCAAATTTTATGAATTTAAAAAAAGAACAGATCTCCTCTTTGACAATCATAGACCACATTTGGAAACGAGGCGATCATTTCTATAAGTTGGCCGCTCAATATTATGATAACCCAACGCATTGGTGGGTGATAGCGCAATTTAATAATTTGCCCACCGAAGCAAATATTCAATTTGGAGATGTGGTTTTGATACCAAATCCCCTAGAGGAAATATTAAGTATTTATACTTCCATAGAGTCAAACAGCCCACCACCAGCAGGAGGATACTAAAGTGTCTAATAAGCCAGGGGATCCCGGGCTCCACCCTGAAGATCTCAATAAAGACGGTGTGGTTAACATCCTTGACGCACAACTCAAGGCCACAAACGCAGCCAAGAACCCGCAACAAGCGGCCATCAACAAGTTCGTTCCGGCGGCGGCCTCCGCCGGCCTCGACTCTGTTTCCAAGGAGGCCTTTAAACAAGACCACCTCAACCATGCAAAGACGGGCCCAAAAGTGGCCGCCTCTGACCGCTCTTTGGTAGGAAAACCCAGCGCAAAGGCCCTAGAGTTTGTAGAGGGTCTTGCTTCCGCACTTTCGGCAGACAGCAAAGCCCCCGATTTAACTCCCCTGCACTTGTGCTTTATAAGAGATAATTTGTCAGCATTCACCAGAGCCTCTGTCTCCCAGATAAATAGTTTTGGATGGCCAAACTTTTCCTGTCTATTGGACAATGATGTTGCTTCTTTTGTGTCAAAAGTAAACGGGTACTATCCCAGAAGGGATTCTATGAGATCCTTTGTAAACATGGATAATACTGAAAAGGCTAAACTATACCCAAAGATAAAGCTTTGGAAAGTCAGCGGCCCTAGGAAGACACAAATAGTATTGCCCCCTTCTTATGGCCAGGGCAATCCTCAATCGCTCGAAAACATACTGGGGTCATCCGGTGCGGGTCTTGACTTTGGCCTCAAGAGTCTTGATTTTGATTTTAAAAACCAAAATGCTTTTGGAGCAGGAAGGATTGTGGATGTAAGGATATCTTTTTTTCTTTCTAGCGGAGAAGCGCTAATGGCCGATAGAGGGGGGTACAGCTTGGCTGATCTTGTCTTAAGAAGAGGGCAGCGAGATCCAAAAATGTATGATCCCAAGTCATATGAACTACAACTAGAAGTAGGCTACATGAAGAACGGCGGCAGGTTGGACACCGCCCTCGAAGACAGCACTCTGTCTATGATTCTTAATTTGGTAGAGTATGATTTGGATATATTGGAAAATGGAGTTATAAACTTAACTGTTAATTATAAGGCAAGGTTAGAGCAGGACTTGGAGGACAAATTTGATTATGACATTTTTGGTGAAGGGACTCAATCGGCTGCCGCTGCTGTGAAAGAAGTCGAAGGTCTATTGTCCAAACAGAGAGCTAATACTAGAAAAGCAAAGGAAAAACTTAAAAAGGTCAGAGATGAAAAGGAAGCTCTTCCGCCCGTGAACGGATGGCTTTCGCACCCCTCTTACTTGGCCACTAAATCCGCCAGCCAAAGAGCTTCGACAGGCGGCGGGTCAACCGGGTTTTCGACGCTAGATGAAATCGCGGAAGCAGATAAAGTCATACGAGACGCAGAAAAGGACGTGAAATCAGCTGAAGAGGCAACTCGCGCCGTAACAAATCGACTTTCACGATTGAAGCAGAGAAATAAAATTAGCAAATATGGAAGGGTGCTACAAACAATAGTTGCACATGATAAATTAAGATCTATGGTTGTTGCAAAGACGGCTCTAATTTTGTATGGAGAAGAATTCGAGAAAATATTGCAAGCAAAAATAGATCAAGTAGTCAAAAGCCAGGGCATAACATCGGCCCAAGATTACGCCCGGGCCGCGAACAGATTGCGAAGCAATTTAAGATCAGTGGTCAGCAGAAAAGGGGTAGACAGCAGCGGCGCAGAAAGTATGGACTTTGATGCAATGGTAAACAAAAAGGTTAAAGACAGCGGGGGAAAGCTGTCCCACAAAGAAGCCCTCTTGTCCTTGGGTTTTAATGATATGGTAGGCAAAAAAGGACGCAGTACAGTAGCCGGCCGCCCAACGGGATTTTTTAGTAAGATCGGAAATGATTTCAACAGTGCCTTTAACGTTAGTCTTTTCAACACAGAGGCCGACTCAAAAGACGAGTTTTCGGATATCCAAAAAATACACTGGTTTTACTTTGGGGACTTGGTAAATGCAACGATAGAACAAAATAGAATAAGTGGTAAATTAAAATCGGATCATCTTGGTTTTGTTATGGGCCCCATCAATATTGATGTTGGCCAAGGTCAAGTTGTAGAGTTGGCAAACATAGCCGACATTCCAATTACCCTAGATATGTACCAGCAATTCTTCTTTAAGAACGTTGTCGAAAAAGATTTGGATGAATATTATTTGCATGATTTCCTCCGACAAGCTATTCATCAATTGCTTGCACCATCGTTGAATCAAAAGTGCTTTGGAACATCGATAGAGAATCCTATTACGGTTGACACAGTAACAATTGAATTAAATCAACCGCTAGAGTCTGCCTATGCAGCCGGCTCCAGCAAGCAAGTCGGTTCTGTTGCCACCCCCTACCTCGGCTCCGGCGCGGGAAGCAAGAGATTTTATTTAAATGGAGCCTTAAAATCCAAAATCGCACATTCCAGAATGGGAGTAAAGAGTGTCTCTCCAAATAAAAGATGGAGCTATGTGGTATATTATTCCAATGACAGCAGGATTGGGGCGACTTGGAGAGGGAACGAACAATCAGACTTAAATAAGGGAATTTTTCATTTTAAGCCTGGGATAAGTAGTGGCCTTGTAAAGCAATTTAAGTTTAGAAAAAATAAAAAGCCCGGATTCACAACCATGATGGTCGAACGAGCCTTTCTAGAAAACAAAGAATCAATACAACTTTGGGCCATATTTGATATTGATTTAACTCTAATAGGGAACACCTTGCTGAAGCCCGGAATGCACATCTATGTCGACCCCTCAACGGTGGGCATGGGATCTCCCCAGAGCCTCAATTCTTTTTCGAGAACCATAGGCATAGGGGGATATTATTTGGTCACCTCTGTGTCGAATACTATTTCTGATGGAGAGTGGGAAACGCAAGTGGTTGGAAAATGGGTCTCCTCTGGTGCTGCCACTGGCGCGGTATCTATCGCCCCGCGCAAAGCTAACGCACAACAGACCAAGAAGGCAGTCGGCAAGAAGAAGAAAGCATCCAACAAGAAGAAGAAGACATCCAACAAGAAGAAAAAAGGAGCCGGCGGCCCGTCCCCGAAAGGCGGTCCCATAGGCGGTTTGGTGACTTATGGGCAGTCCGGAGCCGGGGTACCTGTATATGTTAATGCAGATGGGGAATATGTATACGGCGTAGACCAAGAGACAGCCGCCACCGCCGATATCGAATAGGCAAAAGCTGATTAGGAGTAAAAATCATGGTTAATTTTGCAACAAACAGAACGAAAAGCTCATCGGATCTTTTTAAAAAAAGAAGCGAATACCAAACTATGTATCCCATTGATCCATCTAGTCCGAATCCGATAGACTTTAGAATGGCCGACCACAAAAACTATGGCAAATTAAATAATAGAAATGATTTTATATTCCCTGATTCTGATCACTTGAAGCAGGTTGGCAATTCTAATGTTTGGGCACTTAATTTTGTAGCCGATGCATATTTCGATTTTGAAAAATACATGAAAATTGATAGCGCTAACAGAATGCCCCCAGATAATTTTATATCACAAAATTGGTCTGCGGCCCGGGCATGGGAAGGCGTTAGTGAGAAATACCAAGAAAGAATGAATAGTCATTATAACGCATTTGTTGGGCCTTATCTGGATAATAGACTTAGGCACAAAAATATTAAAAGTTTTGATACGTTTTTGGACCTTTTCATGAACGGCTACTTAAATGACCTTATCTCAATTGCGCCAATAACTAAAACAGGACTTATATCTTCTCGCCACACGGGACACAATAGTAGTGGCCTATGTATAGAATTGTCTCTTTCTAGTCATGGGGATGACAATGAGAAAGTCGACAAGTTCTTGAGCAGCCCAAATTTCAGTTTCTATACACTTGCCGCCTCTAAGTTTGGGTTTTTGGTTGATAAGAACGCCCCATGGCGTCTCGTTGCAAATTTGCAATCCCCTGTTATGCATGAGTATGCAAGGAGATATATTAAGGAGCCAATCTTCAAGGCACAAACAAAGAGGGGAGGACAGTTTTCTACCTACACCAAAGTGGGAGAAAATTTGCCCTCAACCAGCAATGTTAATGCTGGAAAAATCATCGAACACTGGCACGACTATGAAGTTGACGAAAATGGGAATGGGCGCACAACTGCTCTTTATTGGCCCGATCAGCAAATAATGGGCCAGCCAATTGGAAATCACCGACACGAAATTATTAATTGGGTAATACAGCCGCGATCAATGAGTGGCGGCCCGGGCTTCTCCCCCACCATAGAGGTTGGGAAAATAGAAACACACGACCATCTTTTGCGTTTTAAGCCATATGATAATATAACAACAGATGATCTTTTTGCTTCCTATTATATACCAAGTCACATTTTTGACATCGAAAATTTAAAAGTGTATTTGTTTTCTTTCTATAATACTTATGTCTCCACCTACCCGGTGGTGGCTGTTCCTTCTTATTGTAAAACTAGTGCACCCTCCGGATATTTCAAGGCCATGCAAATAAGAGACCACTTTAGGGATATTATAGAAGAAAGCCAATTTAGTAACAAATATGGGGACCTATTTTGGCTCAGAGCATATTTTTTGATAAGACTAAGGGAAATTGGAGTTAATTTATCAAATGTTAAAAAGATAAGCAATCTAAACAAAATAGAACAAATTTATTATTCTCTTGACTTTCAGGGCGCAATGAGTTATATTCAGATCTACTTGAAACAATATTACTAGAAGGTCAGCATTGTTATTCCAGGCTCTCGACGAAAAAGAAAAGTGTGTCGGCATATATTTTGATGGGGTAATTCATAAAGACTTACCAAAGGAAGCCGAGCGCACATGGAAGTATTCTTCTTTTCTCAAGGATTTTAAGCTGGAATACGCCAATATCTACTGCGCTGGCAAATCCCTGGGCGAAGTCTGTCCTCCCGAACTTAAGGAGGATTACGACCGTATCTGGTCAAAACTTAAGGCATTCCACAAATCATTCTCTATAGCTAAGATCTCCATGCAAGACCATTGTTTCTTCGACCTTGTGCCCGAAGGGTTCTTGAAAGAGTTCTGCGAGCTTAAGGACAAGATCACAAGCCATGTGCTAGAAACGCACACCCGCCCACAAAACTATGATAATTTAGTCGAAATCACTAAGGTGGTCACAGACATCAAATACCAAAAGCTAAATATTGATTTGTCTGTTTTGAATAACGACTTGGCGACTCCAAGAACAAAAGACTTCTATAGAAAAATAATGAGGACAGAGCCTTATATTAAATACAACCCTTTCGGCACAAAGACTGGAAGACTCACAACTCAGAAGAATTCCTTCCCTATTCTAACAATGGACAAGAAGTATAGGAAAATCATTAAGCCAACTAACAATTGGTTTGTTGAATTCGATTATAATGCAGCAGAAGTTCGCGTCCTTTTGGGCCTCTTAGGTAAAAGCCAACCCTACATCGACCTTCATGATTACAACTCATATGAATTATTCGGCGGCCAAGTAACCAGAGACGAGGCAAAGAAGAAACTTTTTTCGTGGCTTTACAACCCAAATGCCGAAGATGAGATCCTATCTAAACTCTACGATAGGGAAGCCGTCAAGAAGCTTTTCTGGGATGGTACTCACGTAAAAACCATGTACCATCGAGAAATTCCTTCTGATGAATACCACGCCCTAAACTATATCATACAAAGTACTTGCAGCGATTTGATTATGGACAGGGCAATTGCGATAAACGAAATGTTAGAGGGCAAGAAAACCAAAATAGCATTTATCATTCATGACAGTATTGTGTTAGACTATGCAGATGAAGACGGGGAGTTTATCAATATGCTTTATTGGGAGTTTATGGCCACTCCTTTCGGGAGATTTAAGGCCAATGTTGCTGGCGGAAGAAACTTTGGAGAGATGAAGGACTTATGGATATACTAATAGGGCTTGGAAGTGTGGGTTATAAATTAGCCAAAGCCTTTTCAAAGCATCCACAATACAAAACGATCACGATTGACCACGAAGATGGTGCGTCCATTCGCATACCAGAGCAAAACCATCCGGAAGAGTATGAGAAAAACTTTCCTGATATTAGCGACGGCCTGCGAGATGTAAGCGGAGAGATACTCTTTGTTGTCTCCGGAGCCAGCATCATTTCTGGCGCTGCCCTGCGAGCCCTAGAGCAAATCCACGACAAAGGAAACGTAAGCATCCTATACATCCATCCAGACGTGGCCACCCTTTCCGATATGAGAAGGATGCAAACGAATCTTGTATTTGGAGCGCTCCAACATTATGCAAGATCTGGCGTTTTTAAGCAGTTTTATGCCATTGACAACCAGCAGATAGACAAAATCTTAGGCGGAGCCCCGATTATGGGATATTACGATAGCTTAAACGAAGTTATTGTGGCAACTATCCACATGATAAATATATTCAATCACACAAAGCCAGTTGTTGGTACCCTATCAAGCCCCAAAGACCCGTGTCGTATTTCAACCTTTGGCATATTAAATCCAGAAACAGGCGAAGAGAGTCCGTTCTTTTCTCTTGACAATGTTGTGGAAAAGCGGTATTATTATGCCATTCCTGAGATGGAACTAAAAACTGATAAAACCTTGATGAATAAGATTATGGCGCAAGTAAAAGACACACCGCAAGAGAAAGACGTAAAAGTATCTTATGGTGTGTTTTCTACTCAATACGCCGACAAATATGCTTATTTCGTAGCAAATACATCAATGGTACAAAATGAAAAAAGTTCTTGACATTTGTTTAAGTTCGTTTTATAATGGTAACATAATTTTTTAAAGGAGAAAAAATGGCTATTAATCTAGACAAAATGAAACAAAAACTCAGTGCTGCTCAAGGCAAGGGGGGAAAGAAGTCTGACTTCTGGCGTCCACAAGATGGAGAGAATGTAATCCGCATCCTCCCCTCGCCAGATGAAGATCCCTTCAAGGAGCATCACTTCCACTACAACCTGGGAGCCAACTCTGGCTTCCTTTGTCCGAAGCGCAACTTTGGGGATGACTGTCCTGTGTGTAACTTTGCTACTAAGCTTTTCAACGAAGGCTCAACGGAGAGTGTCACACAGGCCAAAAGCCTCTTTGCTCGCCAGCGCTTCTTCTCTCCTGTCCTCGTTCGCGGACAAGAAACCGAAGGTGTTAAGGTATGGGGGTACGGCAAGACCGTATACGAAACCCTCCTCAGTCTGGTTCTCAATCCAGACTACGGTGACATCACTGACCCAAGCGAAGGGACTGATCTTGTTCTTGCGTATGGGAAGGCTCCCGGCATGATGTATCCACAAACAAAGGTGCAGCCACGACGTAAATCCTCCCCATTATGTGAAGATGGCGATGAAGCATGTCAGGAGATTGTCACAACTGTTCCAGACCTTGATACACTCTTCGACCGCAAGTCCACTCAAGATGTGCAAAACATCCTTGACGAATTCCTCAACTCTGAGGTAGATGCAGAATCGGTATCAACCGAGACCTCGAAGTACGGGGGCAAAGAAACGCCCTCCAACGACGTCGAGGCTGCTCTGAAAGAACTGGCAGGATAACATAGAGGGGGCCTTGTGCCCCCTCACTTTTATATTATAGGGAAGGTAGAGCCCTGTGTTAGACCGAAAGGCTTCAAAAGACTATCATATGACATTCTAAAAAGGAGAAAATATTATGTCAAATTCATTAATTAGCAAAAAAGGTAATGCCACATTGCCGCAAAACATTTCCACGAGTGGAAGCCCTGGGGTCACAATGAGTGTTTCTGTGTTCATGAAGTCACTCATTAATCGGGCCACAAACGAATCCACTATTAATAAGAACCTCAAAGGCGGGTGGAACTGGAATATGTATACTCCAGTTGTCGTAGCAGAGTTTCCAGAGAAATTCCGCTCCGATCCCGATTTTGAAGAGTATCATGGAAATAACTCGCCACTCTTGAAGCTTCTGGACGGGGATCATCGAAAGCATATGTACCGACGCGCCTTCCCGGGCAAGCAAACGATGCCGGGATACAGGATTCCAGTCAAGACAAAAGAGGAATACCACAAGCTTTTTTATGAAATCAACTGGGCTAGCCGAAAGAACGCCAACAAAGAAGAGGTGTTTATTCATCAAGTACTGGCAAAAGAGCCAGAAGCCCTGGTGATTGAATTAAAACTGCGTCGTTGTGGTGTGAGTGTTTGTGGATCTCCTGACGCTGGGGGAACTGTGGGGGCCAAAAACTCTCCACATGTCACGGTGGGAGCCTTTGGTCGATGTCTAAAGCACGGAGAGTCAAACGTTCGACGAGCAGTCCAGCTTCTTCGCAACTGTTGGCCGGCCGACAATATGCTAAAGGGAGAACTTCTGGAGGGTCTAACAATCATGTACAGTGTGTACCCTGTCTTGTCTAACTCTAGTAACAACAAGCTGTATGGGGACTTTGTATCCTTCTTCAATCGCTACGCAAACATGTTTGATCAGCGAGAGGCGGCCACCTTATTCAAAGATAAGGGAGGCCGTGTCCACCACAAACATGGTGAATCGATTGCGAGAGGAATCGTTAGCCATTGGCGAGATTCAAAGGACAACAAGTGTACGCGAAAATACCGCCAGAAGGTTGTCAAGATGCATATAATTAATGATCTTATTGAGCGTTAACATCTGGGGGGCTTGTCCCCCCAGACTTTGATTTAGGAGAAACAATGGCTAAGACAGGAAAGCTATCCATGGCCGACATGCGTAAGTTGATTAATAAACGCGCAGGCATGACCGTGGCACACAATTTAAATGAGGAGAACCCAACCGAAGTCACAGATTGGATTCCAACTGGCTCTCGTTGGCTAGACTCTATTATTTGCAAAGGAAAGTTGGCCGGTATTCCGGTCGGCAAAGTAACGGAGATTGCAGGTCTTGAAGCAACAGGTAAATCATACATGGCAGCGCAAGTCGCAGCAAACGCACAGAAGAAAGGAATTGATGTTATCTACTTCGATTCCGAGTCTGCTATTGACCCTTCGTTTTTGGAAAAGGCAGGATGCGATGTTAATACTTTATTATATGTTCAAGCTCAGTCTGTTGAGTTTGTGCTTGAAACTATCGAGGATCTTTTGGCTAACAATGAAAATCGCATGCTTTTCATTTGGGACTCTCTTGCTCTTACACCTGCTATATCCGACGTGGAAGGAGACTTTAATCCGCAGTCTTCCATGGCAGTAAAGGCGAGGATCTTGGCCAAGGGTATGTCAAAGTTGACTGTTCCTATTGCCAACAGCCAATCAACCTTCTTGGTCTTGAACCAGTTGAAGAGTAACATCACCCGAAGCCCGAGCGAGGCAATGACAACGCCTTATGTTACTCCCGGCGGCAAGGCTATGATCTATGCTTATTCTCTTCGTGTTTGGCTCACAGGCCGAAAGGCGAAGGCATCCTTTGTGCTAGATGATAGCGGCTTCCGCATCGGCTCTGAGGTAAAGGTCAAGCTAGAGAAGAGCAGGTTCGGAACTCAAGGACGCCAGTGCAACTTCAAGATTCTATGGGGCACTGACGACATCGGTGTTCAAGATGATCAAAGCTTGTTCGAGGCCATCAAAGGCTCAAACTACATGACGAGTTCTGGCGCATGGTATTCCCTAGAGATGGGAGACGGTAAGGTCGTAAAGTTTCAGCCCTCTAAGTGGGATGAGAAGATGCAAGATCCCACCTTTAAGCAGCGTGTCTACGATGTTATGGACGAGGAAGTAATCCAGAAGTTCGACAAGCGCCTAGGCAAAGCAGAAGACTTTTATGAGGAAAGCGATGAATAAATAGCACAGCGATACGTCTAAGTAATATAGGAGGCTATTGTAATGAAGAATATATTTCTTGGACTTATCGCTGCTATTTTTCTCTCCGGATGTGCCTTTAAGGTACACCACATAAAAGAGCCCACCATCGTTGAAAAGCGTATCTATGTCCCCAAATACGTTTACAAAACCAAGTATAAAACCAGAGTCAAATACGTTCCCAAGTATATTTACAAGACTAAGACTAAGTACATCTACAAGTACCGGCCCTACCCAAAGAAAAAGAAGAAAATAATCTACAAATACTATTAATAGTTCTTGACTTTCCCCAAATGTTTTGTTACTATATATCAAATCGTTGGAGGCTAAAAAGCAAATAGCGACATAGTTAGTTCTACTAATACAAGAGGAGGCTTACTATGAAGCAGTTTGAAAGTCTCAAAGAGAAACTGGAAGAAATGCAAGAGTTAATTAGTGAGGCTCTTTATTTCATGGCAGTTCTTGAAGAGCACAACTATGTTGACTCCAACGACGAAGACAAGTTAAATGAGGAACTTGAAAAAATCCTCAAAGACTTAGGCATCGAGTTGGAGTATGACGAATAAAAGAGTATTATTGATTGACGCCCTGAACCTTTTCATGAGGAACTACATTGTAGACCCAAGCCTTTCCACAAACGGACAACCCATCGGCGGTACAAAAGGCTTTATTAAATCATTACAAGCTGTCTGTAGAACAATAAATCCAGACATAATCTTTGTTGCTTGGGACGGTGGATCCCAACGGCGCAAGAGTATGGACAAGAACTACAAAGCAGGCAGAAAGCCCGTTCGTCTCAACCGAGATATACACAACATGACTGCTGGCGAGCAGGAGGACAATAAGAACTGGCAACAGGAGAGGATCATCGAGTATCTAAATGAGATGCCTATCTTGCAGTCTTATGTTGAGAACGTGGAGGCTGACGATATTATTGCGTTGGTCTCCCAATCTCAAGCCCTATCCGACCATCACAAGATAATCCTAAGTTCAGACAAGGATTTCATCCAACTGTGTGATGACACTACGATTCTTTATCGACCAATTCAAAAACAAATCCTAAACAAGAAAAGGATCTTGGAACAGTATCAAATCCACCCAACCAACTTTGCCTTGGCCCGGGCCATAGCCGGCGATAAGAGTGACAACCTGCCGGGAATCGGTGGCGCAGGGTTGGCCACCGTATCTAAGCGTTTCCCCTTTCTGTCTGAGGATAAACCTTATACAATCCAAGAGCTTGTAGACTATGCTGAAGGCGTCGAAAGTAAGTTAAAAGTCTTTAAGAATATCGTAGAAAAGAAAGATATAATCGCCAAGAACTATAAGATGATGCAACTCTACGTTCCCAACATATCAGCGCAAAGCGCACAATATATTAGGAAAATGATCAACAATCCAGAATTAAATTTTAATAAATCTGGTGTAAGAGCTAAGATGATTGAGGACGGCTTCGGTGCTTATGATTGGAACGACCTGTTCGTTCTCTTTAATAAAATGGTAGTGCAGAGCAAGGAGGGCAAATAGTTGGAAGATAACACATTCTTTTGGGAAAGACTATCATCTTTGACTAAGGTGGCAACTGTCCTCTTCTGCATTGGCAAACTAACGGGTGTAATGAGTATGATAGCTCTCCTGGCATCCCCGATGCTTGCCATGTACACCGGAATTGTGTATGCTGCTCTTATTGGGACTAGCATTTTGCTGTGTCTAATCCAGATGTCTAGGACGAAAAAGCAACGTAATAAACCCACGAGAGAGCAAGTGGAAGCATGGGCAAGAGAATACAGCCTATTGGAAGGAAGATAATGGAAAAGACCGATTTCTCAAAGTTTGGTAAGACATTTCAAGACAAGCTGACTTACCTGGTTTTGACTGAGAGAGTCTTCGCAGACCAACTAGGCGAAGTTTTGGACGTGAATTTTCTGGAGTTTAAATACCTCCAGTCTATAGTTCGCAGCATCTATGATTACAAAGAGAGATACGAGGTTTACCCCTCTCTTAAAATCATGGCTTCACTAGTCAAAAACAACATCGATGATGACGTCGTAAAAGAACAAGCCAGGGAATATTTGGTTAACGTTCTTAAGGATTCCTCTATTGCAGAAGACTGTGATTACGTCAAGGAAACTTCTCTAGACTTCTGCAAAAAGCAAAAACTAAAAGAAGCCATGATGCAGTCGGTTAAACTCCTTAACCGCTCCTCTTTCGATGAGATTAGCACTGTAATTAACGACGCTCTTAAGTTAGGTTCCGATACTGATTTTGGATACGACTACAAGCTGGACTTCGAAGAGAGATTTAAAATCAAACAAAGAAACCCAATAACAACCGGGTGGAAAGAAATCGATGCGATTTGCAAGGATGGCTTAGGGAATGGAGAACTGGGGGTGGTCATTGCTCCAACTGGTGCTGGTAAGTCTATGGCTCTGGTTCATCTTGGGGCACAAGCGGTAAAGTTGGGCAAGACAGTCATCCACTATAGTTTAGAGATGGCAGATACTTCCATCGCTGGTCGTTATGACAGTTGTATTACTGGGCTAAAACTAAAAGAAATGTTCCACTTTAAAGAGGAAATCTACGAGAAGATCAAGGACATCGAGGGCAACGTCATTATTAAGGAGTATCCGACGAAATCAGCCACCACAACCACGATTAAAAATCACCTCGAAAGAATAAAATCCAGAGGCATATCCGTTGACATGATCATCGTTGATTATGCTGACTTGTTGCGACCAGTAATTAATCGTAGAACAAATGAGAAAAGACATGATTTGGAATCTATATATGAAGAACTAAGAGGAATATCTCAGGTCTTTGAGTGTCCAATCTGGACGGCCTCGCAAACGAACCGCAGTGGATTGAATGCCGAAGTTATTACAATGGAAGCCATTTCCGAAGCCTTCAATAAGTGTTTTGTGGCTGACTTCATCTGTACTATTTCTAGAACAGTTGAGGATAAAAAAACAAATAAAGGCAGGATCTTTGTTGCAAAGAACAGGAATGGCCCTGATGGAATTGTATACCCGATCAGAATGGATACATCCAACGTCAGTATCAAGGTGTTATCGATGGGGACCATAGAAAACGGCACGGCTCCGTCTGTTAAAAGCCAGAGCGAATCACTTAGAGAAAAATACAAGAAGTTAAAAAACAAATAAAGGGGACAAACGAATGACAGACAAAGATAAAGTTGCAAGAGATATTTTATCTGATATCACTGTGCATATGAAATACGCAAGATACCTTCCCAAAAAAGAGCGCAGAGAGACTTGGAAAGAAATCGTGAATAGAAATAAGGCCATGCACGTTAAGAATTACCCAGAGCTAAGAGAGGAGATCAATACCGCCTACAAGATGGTACACGACAAGAAAGTGCTCCCGTCCATGCGATCCATGCAGTTTGGCGGCAAGCCTATCGAGGTAGCACCTAATCGAATCTACAACTGCGCCTTTGCGCCGATTGATGATTGGCGAGTGTTCGGGGAAATAATGTTTCTTTTGCTGGGAGGGACGGGAGTTGGATACAGTGTGCAGTCCCACCATGTGGAGAAGCTACCGCCCATTAACAAGCCGACGTCAAAGAGGACACGAAGATTCTTAATCAACGATTCCATCGAGGGTTGGGCCGATGCTGTGAAAGCCATGGTGCGATCCTATTTCCAAGGCAGTTCTAAACTTCGTTTTGATTACTCAGACATCCGCCCCAAGGGTGCACGCCTGGTAACATCGGGAGGCAAAGCCCCGGGCCCACAACCCCTCAAGGAATGCCTAGTCAAGCTCCAGGGAATGTTTGAGGCTAAAGAAAATGGAGATAAGCTTTCTACCATTGAAGCTCACGATATGATCTGCCACATTGCAGACGCAGTATTGGCTGGGGGTATCCGCAGGGCAGCGCTTATCTCTTTGTTCTCAGCCGATGACCAAGAAATGATCGCCGCCAAGACAGGCAATTGGTGGGAGACCAACCCGCAGAGAGGCAGAGCAAACAACTCGGTTGTGCTCCTTCGTCATCGAATTACTAAAGAGTTCTTCCAAGATCTTTGGGAGAGAGTGAGGGAATCGGGTAGCGGAGAACCAGGGTTTTATTTTTCAAATGATAAAGACTGGGGGACAAATCCTTGCTGCGAGATTGCCCTGCGCCCATATCAGTTCTGTAATCTAACAGAGGTGAATGTAAGTGATGTTGAGAGTCAGGGCGAGTTGAACAGTCGCGTGAGAGCCGCAGCGTTCATTGGGACGCTTCAAGCAGGTTACACTGACTTCCACTACTTGCGAGACATCTGGCGAAGAACCACAGAAAAAGAAGCGTTGATCGGCGTCAGCATGACTGGCATCGCATCTGGAAAGGTTCTCGAACTAGACACGACCGAGGCATCCAAAGTTGTGATGATGGAGAATGAGCGAGTTGCAAAACTCATTGGAGTCAACAAAGCAGCCAGAACAACAACTGTCAAACCTGCCGGAACAACGTCGTTGGCCCTCGGAACATCCAGCGGGATTCATGCGTGGCACAATGACTACTATGTCCGCCGCATTCGAGTGGGCAAAAATGAGGCAATCTATACTCATCTCCTAGTTAATCATCCAGACATGATCGAAGATGAATACTTTAGGCCCCATGACACAGCGGTTATTTCTGTTCCACAGAAAGCTCCCGATGGTGCCATTATGCGGACGGAGAGTGCACTATCTCTACTTAAGAGGGTAGCCAAGGTCAGCAAAGAGTGGGTTAGTCCCGGGACAAGGCGAGGGCAAAACACCCATAATGTATCGGCTACCATCTCTATTAAAGAAGCAGAGTGGGCAGACGTTGGCGAATGGATGTGGGACAATAGAGATGTCTACAACGGCTTATCTGTTTTACCTCACGACGGGGGAACCTACAGGCAGGCTCCGTTTGAAGACTGCTCAAAGGAAACATACGAGGCTATGTTAGCTATGCTTGAAAAAGTTGATTTGACAAAGGTAATTGAGTTAGAAGACAATACCAATCTCACAGACCAGGCCGCCTGTGCCGGCGGAGCATGTGAAATTAAATAAAAAAAGTGCTTGACTTTTGTTGAAAAATGGTTATAATATATAATGTAAAGACAACCAACGGAGGAAAGAATGTCTGACGATAAAACAAAGCAAGAGTATATTGGAAACTTTATTCGGGCCCTAGCCGAAGTGGAGGCAGAAATGTTGCCCTACCAAGAGCATCGGAAAGATCTCAAAAAGAGCTATGTTCAGAATGGTTGGCTGAGTAAGGATGAAATGTCTTCTGCCATCCGCGCCTATCGTATGTTGAAGAACGATGAGGACATTGAACAGTTGCTTGATATGTACGAGAAAGTTGCTAAGGTTCCATACTAGGGGGTATCATGATATTTAATCCAAAGAACAGATATCTGCTAGTTCAAACCCAAAAGCAAGAGGACATCGAAAATTCTGGTGTCCTCTTGCCTGAAGGTTATGTAATACCAAAAGACAAGTACGTCATGGCTACAGTCCTCGCCTGTGCAGATGATTGCAAGAGGGACGGCATCTATCAGAAACTCATTTACCAAAGGGGTTCCAAAGTTGTTGTTGACGGCTCAATGGTTGAAAGCGTAAGCGTGGCGGGAGAAGAACACGAAATTGTTCTTGAAAACTACGTTGTGGGAATGTTTGTTGAAGAAGAATAAATAATGTCTTTTTCTGGACTTACAAACTATTTACAACCGTTATAAAGGTGCCTTCGGGTGCCTTAATTTTTATCAGGGGTGTTTATAATGAAACTTACTACTATCGCCATTATCTGTGCTATGGCTACCGCTACTCCAGTGTTTGCAGAAGAACCAGAAAAAGAAGATTACATTACTTATAAGATCAATATTGACAAGGATAGCAACTTTGAAGAGGAATTGGAGAGTAACAAGGAACTCTTTGAGCAACTCAAGAACAATAACCTCTTCGCCAATTGGACCAAAGAGGGTAACAAGGTTCCAGAAAATGCTAACGAAGCCTATAAAAAACCATCGTTTGATGATAGTGTGGAAGTCAACAAAGAAGAGACTGACTACACCAAATGTATAAAAGGCACCACTACAAAGTAGACAAACTCGTCATAGGCACCGACCTATCCTCTCTCATCTACGCCTATCTAAATAGCTACACTTTCATATTCAAGGAGGTAATTGAGCCAACACCTTTTGAGTTCTTGCCTTTGGATTTCCCACTGGAATTATTCAATCACAATAGAGTAGAGATAAAAATGTCCAGCCTCGACGGTGCGATTAAGTTTGGCACCCCAAAGATAGAACTGTGGAACCGCCTTGTATTCGTTATGTCCTCCTCTGGCCTCTTGCCCTTCGGCCTCAAGGCGATAACCATTCGCGAAGAGGACGACCTCGTGGTAGTTAAGACGAACTCTCGCAATTACTATTACGAAGTTAACGACGTCATAAAGATAAAGAATACTTTTCATAAGTACAAAGTCTTCGACTGGATAAGTGTTAGATCCTGTGGAGAAAACAATCTACAATATGTCAACACTGATGACACTTTTGTGTCAGAACTTTTCTTTTACCCATCTCAGAGAAACGGGACAAAACAAAATGACAACGACATTCTGGTCATATCTAATCTAACGGAGAGTCAAATAGGGATTTTTGATTACGGCGAAACAATGACGAGAATAAGGACAAAGGTGCTTTTGCACGAGATGGGTATTCGCGGCCCCCGCAACGGAAAGAACCCAACCTATCCAAAATCGTCCGAAAGATACAAATACGCCCCAATAAAACTAGAGCACTACTATCGCGAAACAAGAAGAAACAAAACTAATAACAGCGAGTTAGAGATTGTTCAGTCTTTTTTAAAAGAGGACAAAACACTTTCTGCCTATACTTACTTATATGAGTTCAACAGGAGAGTTTCGCAAAGCGGCCTCTTGCGAACATGATGACAATGAGCAAGGGAGGAAGGAAAATGTCAAGCGTAAGTGCGGTAAGCGGCGGAGGAGCCGGTGCAGCCGGTGGCGTCGGAGCGGCTGGGAGTGGCGGTGGAACGCCCGCAGTAGACCCAGGATCCGGGGCAAGCAAGGCCGGAGATCAAAAAGCAGATACACCAGCAGGAACTCCGACAGACGGCGGAGGTAAGGATGGGTGTGGAGGGGTTGAGGTAAACATCTTCAACACCAACCAGAACCAAGCATATTCTGAGCAAAACATGAGCACGTCAGAATCTCTTCAGATAGGGGGGAACTCCGAGATGGGCCAAGCTGGCGAGAGCGGCCAAGCTGGCGAGATGTCTATTGAAGATATGATGAAGCTGATTATGTTGATGATCATTATGAAAATGATTGAGAAAATGATGGAGATGATGGGCGGCGGCGCAGAAGGCGGCGCTTCAATGATGGGCGGTCAATAGTGAAATTAGGAAAGTTAGTGGGCAACACGCCATTGATTAAGTTGAGTGATAAGCTTTATGCCAAGTTCGAAACATACAACCCTAGCGGTAGCATTAAGGACAGAATAGGATTCTACATTCTTTCCAGGGCACAAGAACGAGGTTCCTTAAAAGAGGGGGACACTATCATTGAAGCCACCAGCGGCAACACAGGAATCGCTGTCTCTATGTTCGGGGTTAGTATGGGCTACAGGGTTAAGATCGTCATGCCATGCAACATGAGCGAAGAACGAAAGCAGATGATGCGAATGTTTGGGGCTGAGATTATAGAGGTCGACCCGGGCGACTTTGATGGTGCCATCGCCCTCCGAAACAAAATGTGCGAAGAGCCCAACACATTCAACTTCAACCAGTTTCACAACCCCGACAACATTGCATGCCACTACGAAACTACAGGCATGGAAATCCTCGAACAGACCAAGGGCATGACCGTTGCTGCGTTCCTAGACGGCACAGGCACGGGAGGAACTCTTATGGGAGTTTCAGCGAGATTAAAAGAAAAGCACCTCCGCATGAAGACACTGGCCATTGAGCCATCAGAATCGCCAGTAATGAGCGGCGGAAGTCCCGGGCTACATGGCATTCAAGGAATTGGTGACGGATCAAAGTTTTTAGTTGACTTGGACATGGTAGATGAGGTATTATTAGTCTCAACAGATGATGCTAAGGCAAGAATGAAACAACTAGTAGAAAGTGGTTTATTGGTTGGTATAAGTTCTGGAGCAAATGTGTTAGCATCGGAAAGATGGATTGAAGCAAACAATCCTGACGGTATCGTGGTTACGATACTTTGTGATAGAGGCGAACGTTACCTTTCATGCGTGTAAGACATTTAGCAGGTATTGTCCCCACAGCGGGCCAAGCCCTCGATTTTAATTTTCCTTGGCATGATTCCCTTCAGCCAATCGGAGCAGACTATTTAGCAGTTGAGCGAGCGGTATTAGAGTGTGCCTGGGCAGGCTGCAATACCATTTGGGTTGTGTGTAGCGACGACATGCAGCCCCTTATCCGCAAAAGGCTAGGGGAATATGTAGAAGACCCAGTGTACATCAATCGGACATTCGACACCGGAAACCTCTCAGACAATAGGCGACAAATACCAATTCACTATGTGCCGATCCATCCCCGCGATAGAGATCGGAGGGACTGCCTAGCGTGGAGCGTACTCTATGGAGCCAACACGGCACACTATATAAGCAAGAACATCAGCAAGTGGACGCTGCCGGATAAGTTTTACGCCGCCTTTCCATACGGAGTATACAACTTTGAGTTCCTCCGAGAGCACAGAAAGACAATCCTAGATGACGAAGGCTTCTTTGTCAGTTGGAATGAGAAGACAGTCAGGGATGGTTTGTATCTTGGGTTCTGCTTTAGTCCCGAAGAGTTTAAAGCATACAGGCGACACTTGAGGGAGTCGGCAACCGGAGCATATGAGAAGGCACCCAAGGGACAATTCCCTTCTGATATCCTACCTCTAGAAGAAAGATATTCTGCTCGTTATTTTTCTCTTGACAAAGTGTTCGGGATAGGAGATAATAGTGGAGTAAACATAGTCAAAATCCCAGACTATTTTAATATAGATAGCTGGGAAGGACTAAGAGACTATTTGGGTTCAGGTCATAGACTTGAAAGACACAACGACTTACTAGCAGGAAAGAAGTTTAATAGGATAGGAGAGGATATTGAAAAAGAGTAGCATTCCATTCGTAGGCTTACACGCCCACTCAGTAGCAGGTTCACCCTTTGATGCGCTAGGGTACCCGCAAGATCACATGGACTACGCCTATGAGAATGGTTGCGAGGCGCTAGCCTTGACAGACCACGGCAACATGAATGGGATGGCTTATCAAGTCCTACATGCCAAGAAGATGAAGGCGGAGGGAAAGAACTTCAAGCCCATCTTTGGCGTCGAGGCGTACTTCATTCCAAGCCTAGGTGCTTGGAACCAAGAGCGAGACAAGGCCAAAGAAGATAAGAAGCGAGCAAACGAAATTAAAGACAGCACAACTATGTCTGTTGAAAATGAAGCAGAGACCAAGAGGTCCAAGAGTATTCTAAACCAACGCTCACATCTCATTCTCCTGGCACAGAACCAGACGGGACTCAACAATATCTTCGCCATGATCTCCAAATCAAACTCGGATGAATACTTCTTTCGTTTCCCCCGAGTGGACTACGAGGTTTTGAAGGAACACAACGAAGGCGTTATTGCTGCCTCTGCATGTATGGGCGGCGTGTACGCTGCAAACTTCTGGAAGTTCTGGGACAATGAGAACGAATGTATCACTGACGAGAATGCTTGTACTACCGCGTTCAGGGACACAACCAAGAAGATGATAGACATCTTTGGTGACCGCTGGTATGGCGAACTTCAATGGCACACAGATAAGAAACAACACATGATTAACAACTTAGTCATTCAGATGCACAAGGAGTTTGGGATTAAACTGATCTCCACGGCAGATAGTCACTACCCTACACCCGATACTTGGAAGGATAGGGAACTCTACAAACGCCTAGGCTTCCTAGGAAAAGGCAAGCCAGCATGGTTATCGGACGAGCTACCAGAGAGCGTAGCAGAGGTTGGCTACGAGCTATACCCAAAGAACGGCGATCAGATGTGGGAGAGCTATAAACATTACACAGAACTCAACGGAGTGCAATATGATGATGATTTGGTTATGGATTCAATTACTGAGACGCACAACATCGCCTTCAACCGCATCGAAGATTTTATGCCGGATAACGAGGTAAGACTTCCCTCTTTCGTTGTTCCCAACGGATACACGGCAGACGCTGCACTAGAGACAACCAGCCTAGAAAGTCTCAATAAACTTGGGCTCTTGACCAATCCTGAGTACAAGGCGAGACTAGAGGAAGAACTCTCTGTGATTTCTGACCGAGGGTTTAGTAAATACTTTCTTACAATGAAGGCCATCGCAGACACAGCAACAGAGAATCAACTGGCTGGTCCCGGCCGAGGCTCGGCTGCTGGATCACTTGTTGCTTATGCGTTGGGGATTACACAGGTAGATCCCATCAAGTACGGCCTACAGTTCGCCCGTTTTCTTCGGAAGGATGCAACAGACTACCCCGATATTGATTATGATGTATCCAGCCCTATGGAACTCAAAGAGATTATGCAGGAGAAATGGGGCCCCACAACCGTTGTGCCTATCTCTAACTTTAATACCTTGCAACTGAAGTCACTGGTTAAGGACATCTCAAAACTGTATGACATCCCATTTGCGGAGGCGAATGCGGTTACATCTCGCATGGTAAGCGAGGCTACGCCCAAGGCCAAGGCCAAGCATGGTATTAAGTCGGGTGTATATATCCCTACCTTTGAAGAGTTGATGGAGTTCTCGGACAGTCTACAAGGCTACTTGGAGAAGTACCCCCACATCAAGGACCACATTAAGGTTATCTACGGCCAAGTGCGTAGCACCAGCCGACATGCTGGAGGGGTGGTAGTTGGCGAAGACTTAGATAAACACATGCCACTGATTAGAAGTGGGGGAGTAATCCAGACACCATGGTCCGAAGGGCAGAATGTTCGCCACCTAGAACCACTAGGCTTTATTAAGTTTGATGTGCTGGGGCTAGCCTCGTTGCGTATGATCGAGACAGCTATCCGACACATCCTCAAACGGCACTACAACAACCCCAACCCAACCTTCAAAGATGTGCGAGACTACTATGACGAGCACCTCCACCCAGACAAGATTGATTTGAAAGACTCTAAGGTATACAAGAATATCTTTCACAAAGGCAAGTGGGCTGGTATCTTCCAGTTCACAGAGAGTGGAGCGCAGAACTTCTGTAAGAAGGCGAAGCCTAAGAACATCATCGACATTTCAGCTATCACTAGCATCTATCGCCCGGGCCCCCTAGGCGCTAATGTTGACAGAAAGTATGTGAAGTCAAAGGAAAATCCCCGAGACATCAACTACATCAACAAACAAGTGAAAGATGTAACCAAGGAGACATACGGTTTCCTTATCTTTCAAGAGCAGATTGCCTCCTTGGCACACGAGCTTGGAGAGAACATCAGTCTTGACGAGGGCAACCTGCTCCGTAAGTTGCTGACAAAGAAGGGGACTGGCAAGGGAGCCAAGGATAAGGAGAAGATCCGCAAGAAGTTTGTGAGGGGTTGTGTCAATAAGAAGATGACTGAGGACCAAGCAGCGGAACTCTGGAACAACTTCGAGTACTTCTCTGGCTACGGCTTTAACAAGTCACACGCAGTATCCTACTCTATTCTGTCGTTCCAATGCGCTTGGCTGCTCAACTACTATCGAGCAGAGTGGATGGCAGCGTTCCTTGATAAAGAGCCTGATAGCAGAAAAGAAAAGGCTATTGGTGTCGCCAAGAGCATGGACTTCAGGATCGAGCCACTCAATGTTAATACCTCCGGCAAGGTCTGGGAGATTAGTGGTGATGGCAAAACACTCATTCAACCACTAACCTCCATCAAAGGGTTGGGGGCCTCGGCAATGGATCAAATCCTGATGCATCGGCCTTTCGATACGATTGAAGAATTCCTGTTCCACGAGGAGGTTGTGTATTCAAAACTCAACAAGAAAGCTCTCGATGTCCTTTGTAGGTCAGGCGCTCTCAAGTCGCTGCAAGATGATAGGTTTGCAGGAGCAAAACACTTCTGGTCTTCTGTTGCAGTTGACAGACCTAGGAAGAAGCAACACTTGTTAGAGAACATAGAGACCTATGCAGAAGAGGGAGACTTTTCAACAGAGGAGAGAATACAATATCTAACAGACCTAACTGGTATGTTCCCAATCAACCTAGTCGTCAAGGAGGACACGCTAGCACAACTAAGTGAATACGGCGTGCCAGCTATCTCCGAGTATGATAAGGAGTTGGGATTGGTGTGGTTCATTCCTCGTAAGGTTACGATCAAGAAGACCAAGAACGACAAGGTATATTATGTTTTGGAAGTCATCGATGATAACAATGTTATCACCACCATCAGGTGTTGGGGAGTAAAGCCAGAGAAAGATCACGTTCAGGTCAACCGACCTTACATGGCCAAGCTAGATCACAACGACCAGTGGGGGTTTTCTACTCGTTCCATGTATCACAACTTCCGCGTACTCTAATAAGGGAGACAAATGAGAAAACATCAAGACGAAGCGCTAGAGTTTATAGAAAGACTAAGGCAAGTATATCAGACAAAAGGTTATGCCTTCTTCGATAAAGGAGACTATAACCTAAACATCGTCGGCATTCGCAATCAATCAGGCAAGGCAGATAAGTTTGACGATTGGCTTTGCTTGGCCTATAAGATTAATAATAGGTGGGTGGTGGATACATACGCAGCTACAACAGAACCTGGCACAAGTATTTTGAAGAAGCCCATCGTCAAGGGTGGCTCTGCAATCCTAGTCCCTGGCCAATACCGAGGCGTCTACAAGGTCGGCACCCACGGAGGCAAGCGAAGATACACAGCGCTCTGTCAACGATTAGGCAAGGTTAAGATCTGGCGCGACGACAACAGGGACAGGACACCAGACTACGAAGGTAAGATACACGAGGGAATGTACGGCATCAACATCCATCGTCAGTGGGGCCCAGACGACAGGGAATATACTGGTGGTGTGTCTGCCGGCTGCCAAGTGTTTCAGAGCAGCAAGGACTTTTATGAGTTTATGGAGATCTGTCATGTTGCATCTGAGATGTATAAGAACAGTTTTACCTACACATTAATTAATAATAATGATATTGAAAAAACACTTGACATGTGCGTGTGAGTGTGTTAGATTTTAACAGGAGTAAATAATGAATTTAAAGTTTTATAGACTAAGAGCAAACGCTAAACTACCTGTGCGAGCACACAGGACAGACGCAGGTATGGACCTATTCTATTGTCCGAACGGCAATCGGGGGGTCTGCACAGAGGAAAATGGTGATTACTGGATCCCGGCCAGAGGAAGCAGCCTTGTCTCAACCGGACTAAAGACAGAAATCCCAGAAGGGTACATGCTGGAAATTAAGAACAAGTCAGGCATCGCTTCCAAGCGACAGCTAGTTGTAGGTGCCTGTGTTGTTGACCCCGGCTATGATGGCGAGATTTATGTAAACCTACACAATATTGGAGTAGAGACACAGAAGATCAAGCCCGGTGACAAGATCGCGCAGGCAGTCCTCGTTCCAATCGTCCATTGTGGTATTGAGGAAATCACCGAGGATAATCTCAACAATGGCTCTACCCGAGGCGAAGGTGGGTTTGGCTCTACGGGTGATCGCTAATGGGCAAGCTATCCAAGAAAGTCGGCAGAAAAAAAGACATCAAGGCAAAGAAGGATGCACAAGAAACCTTGACACGTCAAGTGTCTATGTTCGGTATGCGCCCCGACAACTGCTCTGTTTGTAGTGCGGACTTTGATAAGAAGAGTAAAGACATGGCGATGACTTGGCGAGTAGTCGTCAGTGAAGAACAGAAGAGAGTAACCCTAATCTGCCCTGACTGTCAACAGAAAGTTGACGAGGGCATAGAAAAAGTATTTGGAGGATCCGATGACGAAGCAGGAATTTAAGCAGTTCTGTATTGATAACAACCTACGCTACAAGAAAGATGCTTGTGGTGACCCGATCAGCCCAAGCAGGAAGGGGATGAAGACAGACCAGATCTACTGGACGGGAGAAGAACAACTTGGTATTTATGCCGAGAGAGAAACACAAAAGAAGTTTACGTTCCTTAAGAAAAAGCTTGTAGGGGAATATGGATTGAAACTCAATCAAGAGGGCGACACCGACGCAACCTTCATCGCCACAAAAGAACAAGCACTTAAGGTAGCCAGCCTTCTCGGTTGCGCTAAGAATGCTGTGTCCCAAGAGACCCGCGATAAGATGAGTAGACTTTTGAAAGAGAGGTTGTACAATGGCTAGCCTGAGTTTTGATGATGTGTTACTTGTCCCTCAGTATTCCGATATTGAAAGCAGAAAAGCCCTACACACCAGCAATGAGCTGGATGCCGGCCTCACTCTTAGCTTACCAATCGTCTCCAGCCCCATGGACACGGTGACTGAATATGGCATGGCCTATGCCATGTTCGCTAACGGTGGGCTCGGCATCATTCACAGGTACAATTCCATCGAAGACCAATCGAAGATAGTTGGTTACATGAAGGATGAATCCGAAGGCCAAGGTATTATTGGTGCAGCTATTGGCGTGACGGGCGATTACCAAGAGAGGGCACAGGAATTGGTTAAGGCCGGCGCTAATGTCCTGTGTGTTGATGTGGCCCATGGCCATCACTATATGATGTTCGAGGCCCTTAAACATCTCAAGGCAAAGCATGGAAGCAGTGTTCACATTATGGCCGGCAATGTTGCAACGGGAGAGGGAGCAAAAGATTTGGCTAACTGGGGCGCAGACAGTGTGCGCGTCGGGATCGGCGGCGGGAGCATCTGTTCCACAAGGCTGGTATCAGGTCATGGCATCCCGACCTTGCAATCTGTCATTGACTGCGTTGAGTATGGCTGTCCCGTTCCTATCATTGCTGATGGTGGTATGAAAACCAGTGGAGATGTTGTCAAGGCCCTGGCCGCCGGTGCGGATTTTGTTATGCTCGGATCAATGCTAGCAGGGACAGACCAAGCCCCGGGCCAAGTATTCGACAACGGCAACAAGAAATATAAAGTCTATCGTGGCATGGCATCAAGTGAGGCCCAAGTAAACTGGCGAGGCAAGACCTCAACTCCCGAGGGTATCTCTACAACTATTCCATACAAAGGGGATGTGAACAATATCTTGGCTGATTTACGAGGCGGCATCCAAAGTGGAATGTCCTACTCGGGCGCAAGAACCATTGTTGAACTACAGTCCAAGGCACAATTTATCCGCCAAACACCAGCGGGTCAGGCTGAGAGTTACACACACATCTTGTCAAGGAATTAATGAGCGATAAGCACGAGATAGATTATGGCAATCTCAACAAGGTAATCCAATTCAAGGAAACCGACAAGAGACATGCCGACCTACGCATTCGTCTCCACTACGATGGCTTTTATCAAGGGGAGTTCTTTAGGGACATCGTGACTGGCTACCTTAGTGGAGACGAGAACCTCATTGCTTATGTAGAGAAGGTCAAGGAAGAGAAGAAAAAGTATAATAAAGGCAGGCTTAGGAAGGGCAAGTCTTTAAGAAAGAAGGGCAGGGAAGTGGAAAAACAATTTGCTCTCAAAGAAGAAGAACTTGAGAGCATCTTCGACATTATTGAACAGGAGTTTCCAGACCTATGAAATGCTTTGAACAGTGCGAAAACAAAAAACAATGTTGTAATAAAAAAGAATGCAGGCTGTGGATAGATTACGACGATGACCTAAACTGCACAGTGGTTGCAGTTAACAACCACCCGGACAGCCGGATGACCCTTAGAGAATCCGCTAATCGCTTAGGAATATCCTTCGTCAGAGTGAAGCAAATAGAAGAAAAAGCCCTGAACAAACTAGGTATTACAGGAAAAGGGCTTAAGAAGTTTTTAGAGAAAAACGAATCCACTTAATAAGAGCATAATTTTATAATGCTTTTTGGGTTTCATATTACTATTTACTAATGATTTTGTTTCATTTTTTCAAAATACAAGGAGATATTAGAAATGAAAAAGAACGATATGTTAAACGAAAGCACTATCCGTCGCTTCATGAAGCTAGCTACAATCGACGGCCTTAGTGACAGTTTTGTTGAAGATAAGCTTCAAGAGTCTACAGACGAGACCGTTGAGGAAGCTGCTGAAGAAGAGATAGAAGAAGGCACAGAAGAAGAACTCGAAGAAGCCACAGACGAAACTGTAGAAGAATCTACTGATGAGACTGTTGAAGAGGCCTCCGAGGAAACTGCTGTAGAAGAGAATGAAGAGCCGGCCCTCGAAGACGAAGACGAAGAAATGGAAATGGACGTCGCATTAGACGCACCAGAAGAAGAGCCACAGTCAGACCCGGGCGGCGGAATGGTTTCCGTTGACCAGTTGATGGCTGCCCTTGAGGCTGCCCTTCAGGATGTCCTAGGACAAGAAGTGGAAGTATCTCAAGACGATGAGATGGAGGCCGATTTGGAAGCCGACGTTGATCTTGAAGGCCCAATGGCTGGTGATGAATTGGAAGCAGAGGAAGAGGAAGAAGAACTTGCTCTTGAAGGAGACGATACCAAGACAGATACTGTTGAGGAAGTCTACGCCCGTGTTATCCAAAGACTCACACAAGAAACAAAATCAAACAAAAAGTAAAATAGCAGTTGCATTTCTAATGTTTTTTTGGTATTATACAGGGGTGATCCTATAACGGGTCCCCCTTTTTTTGTTTGGAGGCAATATGGAACTTTGGTTAGCGGCATCTCTCTTCTTTGGCGGGGCTCTTTGTTATGGCATCATTGCTAAAGTGATGGACATTGGGCACAGCTACGATTTTGTAAAAAGCACAACGGATCAAATCGTAATGCTTCTCCTCTCCACGTCGCAAGATATTGCATTCATCAAATCATTAAAATACGAAACGATGAAAGAGTTCGAAACCCCAGAGGAGCAACTTGAGTTAATCAAGAAGTTGGATGCTGCAACGTTTAACGCTTGGAAAGAAATGACTTATCTTAAAATGGTAGAGGTCTACCCAAAACACTATGCTAAGTTACTTAACAACTATGACTGGACTAAAGTGACTCAAAGTGTAGATAAATTGTACAAATAATATGCTAGCAAAGAAAGATATAATGGAGTTTATTAAGATGTATGATAGTTCTTTTGAGATAAGGGAGAATATTTATTATGCAGCAAAAGCGTTTAAAACAAACTCAGTGATTAATTATCTAGGAGAGATGAAAGAAGGGGATAATCTCAATTATGAAGAGGCAGAACAGGTATTTAATCTTTTGATAAAGTATTTAAAAGGAGAGGCCGACGTTCTTTGGGATGGCGGCAAGATTTTTTTTAAACTTACAAAAGGAGGGGCAAGCAATGAGCATCAAGATAGCCAAGAAGAAAAAGGGTAAAGAGCCCCAGCAGGAGGAGGCGGCCCCACAAGAGACAGAAGAACTCACACAGGAAGAGTTGCAAGAAGAGTTAGAAGCCATGCTCTCAGCTATGGCCCCTCGACAATCCCCGTCATCCGATTTAAGGGTAGCTCAACTATACGGTGAGATCGACGACAAGATGGCCACTGATATTATCTCAGCCTTCCTTATCTTAAAAGAGTCGGGTAGGGAAGACATCTTAGAAGAAGGCAGCGAAGAGCCTACAACCATCTACCATCCATTTGAACTTATCATTTCTACTCCCGGTGGAACTGCTGTTGATATGTTCTCTATCTATGATGTAATGAGACAAACAGAAGAGAAGTGTGAGATCCACACTTACGGGCTAGGTCGTGTGATGTCGGCTGGTGTTGTGCTCTTAGCAGCAGGGACCAAGGGCAAGCGCAAGATTGGTGCCAACTGTAGAGTAATGAT